CCCGATTACCCCACTTGAGGACTTGGATGAATGGCTTGAGGCAGGGAGAGGCGTATGCCTTGTACCTGAGCCAAGGATTTCATTATTGTGTACTAAGGGTATTGATTTTTGCGTCGTAGTCTTACGTGAACATATCGTAGAACATCTTGCCGAAGAGACCCATAAATGCTGCGCTTATCGTTGTTCTCCATTTCTTCGTTGATATTCTAAAGGCGCTATTCTCTTTTGTCTCGGCCCATAAGCCTTTGTGAGGGTCGAATAGATTTTCTTTGATGAACTTGATGTCCTGATATGATTTGATGTGTGCTTGGTCCATAGCCTGTTTTAAATCGTCTATGTCCTCTTTGATTGTATCTATCTTGTTGTGAATTAATTCAAACTCTTTTCTGTCTGCTTGATTCATGGTTTTTGGTCTCCCCTGTTTAGATAATCATATATAAATAGAAGAGACCGACCATTTTAGTCCGAGACTACATCAACTATTTTTGATTTTTTAGATGATATTACCTCATAGGAATATGGACTATCTGTGAGCCATTTATATACCATCGCCTCACTTGCCGTGACGCTCTGAGCATTGACTAAATAGTTTCTTCTCACTTTTCTTAGCTTGATTCCTGACTTTGAAGATACCTCTTCTTCAAAAAGTACCTGTACTTCATAGTATTCCATTACTACCTCTTTTGTTAATTTATTTCGTAACTCAATATGACATCGTTACTTGCTTCTTGATATATGTCTTGATGATAGATTGGCCACTTGCCTTCTGTCCATTCAGGGTCTTCAAAGCCAAGTTCTAATATACGCTCGTGTATATCATATTCATAGGCCTCGTGAAATTGTCTTGACTTCTTATTCAAGTCCCAAGCATTTAAATCTTGACTATTCGTTCCCTTGTCTACATCTTTGGCTCTTTGTGTTGACCTGTATTGTATGTAACCTAATTTATTTAAATGTATCATTCGTGTGGCCAGGAACGTTCTTATTATTAACTCGTGGTCATCCATTATAGGTACATTTGAATTATGTCCTCCTACCTTGTGATACAATTCACGTTCCCATATTCTCACGTGATTAGGCATTCCTATATTGAATCTAATTGATTTAGGTGTAATAGGAGCATTGACAGATGTAAGTATACCTGTGTCTTTGTCATAATCAGTATAGCCTGAGGCCCATTGATAACCATTTATCACGTGACCATCTGCATCATAGTTACGATTTCTATGTGTCCATTTACCCCAATAGTTAGTGTATGACCTTATCTGATTCTCGGGTGATATCTCAACTGCATCAGAGTATAAGAATCCTGCATCAGGATGTTTCTGAAATGCTTTTAATGAACTCTCTAATAAATCAGATAAAATATAATCATCGTGGTCAAATTCAACAAGATACTTGCCACGACATAGTGAGGCCGCTCTATATTTGACTTCTCCTATGTTGCCACCTGAGTAAGGAGTCATCTCAAATACTTTGACTCTGTAATCCTCTTCCTCTATTCCTCTTGCTATATCTCGTGTCTCTTCATCGTCACTATCTAAAAGTATTACCCATTCCCAATAGGGATATGTTTGTAATTGTAAACTCTCAAAGGCTTTATACATTGGCCTACCTGTCATATATGCAGGAGTAAAAATAGAGAATAATGGAGTGTCTGAGTGTAGTTTTAAATTAATTTCTTCACGTATGAATTTACCATATTGTGAATCAATATAAGTGGCCATGGTATCAATGTCTTGAAGCTCATTAAGGATGTGTCGCCATTTTATTTTGATGAGTGGGTTCTCTTTAGCTCTTAAAAGTTTACCAAAATCTTTCGTGTTACTCCCAATACTTAGAATAATATCAGGTTGTATGTGAGCCATATCACTCTCTAAATTTCTATCGGTAGATTTACAATACATATAGACTTCAGTAGGATAATTTCCGTGAGTATTCCTTTGAGTTATGTGATAGGATGTTCCTATCTGTAGGCCGTCCCATTGACTCCCATATACGAGAGCAGTGGTTCTTTTTGTAATTTTACCTGCCATTAGTAGTCAAACTCGTCATCAGGTCCTGAAGGTTCATCCTTCCACCATTCATATTTTCTCTTTTCTAATTGTCTATTCTGTAGACTATTTTTAAAGTGGAATTCATATTCTGTATTGGTCATAACTTTCCATATTTTGTCAAATTCTTCTTCTTCTAATTGTTTTACACCAAGAAAGTATGCCTTTGCACTAACTTTACCATATCCTGAATGTAACTCAGCTGATGTATTTATATTGTCATATTTATCTACTAACACCCATTTCATTTTATCACTCCAAATGTATTTTCAAACTATCTTCTACTCTTTCACTCCTCCATTCATCATAATAACTATAATATAAAACAAAAGTCTCTCCCCTCATAGACCTTACAGGCGCTATCCAATTTGATGTCTCACCATCTGTTCCTGTCATTGATGAGATGTTAGTTGTAGGTACTAAATCGTGTACTCCTCCTCCTGTGACATATGTGGTATCATACGCAACATATTCTACATTATCAGTTAAATTTCTATGTATAAAATAACCTAACGTGTCATTCAACTGCCAAAACAAATTAGAGGCAAATCTTATAGGCACAAACTCTTCGGGTACACCATCTCGTGTAACTGAAAAGTCTACCTTTGCTAATGTTTGCCAATTACTGCCACTTAATTCAAGTTCATATATACCATCACCATTTGCATCAGGCATATTACAATAAGGCTTTACGTCTAAAGGACTATATTCTTCAGGTCCTAATGAACAGCCTATTAGTAATAGACTATAAACGGTTAGAATGCTTCTTATTAAACTTTTTCTTACGTTTAGGTTCATAGTTTGATTTCTCCTTCTTTCTTTTTACTTTGTTTTTAGTTCTTTGTTCTTTAACCAACTCATCTTCTAAATCTTGTATGTATGGGTCAAGATAATCATCTATGTATTCTTCCATCATTGCGTCCTTTGCCACTTTAGTTTACTCGTTTCAGTTAGAAACTTGCCAACACTCATTCTTTTGTTTGCCGAGTTGATTATTACTATTGAATCAACTAAGCCATTGTCAACGAGTTTCTGCATCGTTACCATAGCAGTAGTAGGATAAAACTTACCATAAGACTCTTCTCCAATCTCAAGAGGATTGTCTTCGGTAATTAATTGGTCACAGGTTAAATAATAATTCATCACTTGAAAACAGAATTTACTAATAAATCTACCTGATTGTCAAGTCTTTTTATTTTTATTTTTAAACAATCTATTGCTGCTTCCATATCCTGTTCACCACTATCTTTTATTATCAAATTTAAGTTTTGTATCACGTTTTGAAATGTTGCATCATTGATAAGATTACCATCAACTTCTACCTCAATATCATTGAAACACTTTGAATCATACTTCAACATCTTGGCACCTAAATCATAATGAGTCTGAGGCTGTTCCTTGTTAATGTATTCTTGTATCAACTTCTCATCTTCTAAATATATGTTAGAGAACCAAGGCTCAAGAGCTGTCAACAACTTCATATTACAATTAGTAATCTTTAGACCTATGTTGTACTTAGGATTGATTATAGGATGTAATAATTGGTCGTGATTTACCATAGAGCCCCATTTTCTGATAAAGTTTCTCGTTGACCTCATATTCTGAACTAACCATTCATCACTTTCCCTATCTTTCATAAATACTTGACCATCAGGATTCCTCTTGGCTCCATCTTTGAATCGTGAACCTCTACAAGTCATATGATATACAAAGCCGTTCCACGTTTGAATAAATTCGTATCCTGCTAATTTGAATCTATTGAAGATGTCCGAGTCTTCTTTTGATTGAGGAGCAAACAATGGGTCGTGACCTCCTATTTTCAAAAAGTCATCTTTGTATATGGCCCAAGGAGCAAATATACCATTGGTAATCTTATCATCCTTTTTGCCTCGTAGCCAAGTCATTAACTCCTGTTCTTTGAACTCTTCAGGTTCTATACCAAAGTCTTGTAATATTTTTTCAGGACCATCAGGATGTAGAGGAGGTTCTATTCTCGTTAATGATACAACTCTTCCCGGTTTGATGTATTTATTGACCTCTTCATCAAGACCTGGACAAGCGTACATATCAGCGTGATATATCATCACGATATCATTTGTCGCCATATCTACCAATGTATCATATAGTATTGTGTGTCCTAATCTTGTAGGCCCTTCATTCCTATGTATCTTTACATTAGGGTCTTTTTCTTTTATCTCTTGCATCCATTCCCACGTGCCATCATCAGAGAAATCATCGGCCCAACATATTTCGTGTACGTATCCTAAATTCTTTCTGATACTATTATATGACCATTGTAAATACTTTAAATTGTTTCTACTTGGTTGAATAAAACTTATTGGTTTCATATTGACTCTTTGTATTTCTTTTATTAGATTTGTTTGTAACTTGTATGGCTTTAGTTCGCCTTGTTCTTCGTTCATTATATGTAAGTCTTGGACATTATAACAACTCTCTAAATCAATTAGACTTATTTTACCATCAGGAGTCTTTATTATATTTATGGGAACAAAATCGTAAAATACAATATTTTTTTCAATGGCTGTTTTCTTATACAACTCTACAAAGTCCTGAGGTATCGTTGTTGTAGTTAATACTTGACCTTTCACCGTCACGTATCCTATCATCATACCATCATCATCACTAATCAAGTGTGTAAGTGCTGGTGCCAATTCTTTGAAGAAGCCTTTCATCAAAGCCTCTTGAAAGTTCCAACGTCTTATGTAATCAGGGTGAAATATCTTATAACACTTTTCACCATCTGTGTACGTCACACGACCATGGTTCTGTCCATTTCTCTCGTCTAATACCCTATCATATTTGTTATTGCCTAAGACTTCAAGTGATGAAAAGTCTATATCTTTTAATTCAATGATGTCCAATATCCACCTACTTCCATTTCTGTTATATCGTTTATTGACCTCTTGCCTTTTGTATCAAGTTCAGATTCATCTACAACTCTAAAATCCAAAGAGATTCGTGTTTGACCTGTAGTGTTCTGTACGTTACCATGTTTGATTACAGAGCCTTTCCATAAATAATATTCACCATATTCTGCCTCAAGATTAGTAATCATAGACTTAGGATACTCAACAAATATGGTTGAAGTATCGTAGGCGTCTGTGAAGGGTAAAAATATATTCCATTCGTGTTTTGAATGATTGTAATCAGAATCTACGTGCCACTCTCCTACTGCCTTACCTCCGGGAGCGTGAACTCTAAATGTTGGTATGGTTTGATACAATGGATTCTCATAACCAAGTTCTTCACATATTGGCTCTACAAAGGGAACGTATATCTTCATAAACTCTTCCCATTCAGGAGTCTTATCGTGAAAGTGACTATAGAATCTTTTGTGTAACTCTGTGCTTTGGTCCTTTTCCCTATCAAGAAGGACTATGTCCATTCTTTCGTGTATAGTAGGAAAATCAATTTCGCCTATCATCTCCTGTACAGGTATGATGAAAGGAAAAACTTTGGTATCGTAATGATAGTGACTAATCATCTACTCAACCTCTGTCTCTATACCTCTCAAGTAATCAATAAAGACATCAGGTTGAACATTTAATTGTTCCATAATTCTTCTATTTAATTTTATGTTATCGTCTCGTACACTTTCTATTGATACGTTTGATTCTCTCGCAATCTTTCTATCAGGTCTTGTAATCATATCTCTTGAGCCTGCCCAATGATGATAAACTAAGTCATCATAGACACCGAAATATAGAGGGTGTAAGTTGACCTCGTTTGTTCTTTCAAGTGGATGCCATTTGATGTTATTTTCTTCTAACCAATGAACTACACCTCCCCACCAATTAGAGTGATGGTCTTCTAACAACTCACTCATTTGATAGGCTAATTTTGTATTTAACAACTCCACAGGAAAGGCCCATAAGGCAGGATGTGGTGTATGATATGTAGTGTCCCATTCGTGTTCAGGTTCTTTGAGTGAAACAAATTGATGTTTATTTACCAATTCTATGAAGGACTCATCAATATCATTTATTAAAAAGGCATCAGAATCTAATCTTAAAAATATATCACCTGGTTCAGCGTGTTTCAAGATTTCAGGTATGATATATCTGTGACCATCTGTCAAATGAAAGTTACCACTTTTATGTGCGTGTTTTCCCTTTTCTTCAACTAAAAAAACATCCCATTCATTCTCCCACTTTCTATAACTATCCTCATCCATATGTGAATATACAGAATATGTTTTATATGGTACTTTAATATGTTTGTGTATTGATTTTATTTGTAACTCTGACCATTTGTCATCGCCATAATGTAGACTAAAAACGTGTATCATAATTTATTTACTACCTTTCCGATAAACTCTTCTATGCCATCAGCTAAGTTGGCTTCCCAATCTTCGTGAGCCTGTTCATCGGCTCCATCTGTAATATATTTAAAAGATATAAAAGGAATGTCAAAATGATGACAAACTTTGGCTAAGGCATAGGCTTCCATATCTACAACTTCACCATAGTATTGACTCCTATCCTCTACAAAAGAATCTCCTGTACCACAAGTAGCTTTTCTACCTATCGGGTTGAATTCACTCGTAGATTGTATCGTGATAGGAGGCTTGTCTTCAAAAGGAGTTTCACCTCTCATAAAACCAAGACCTGTAACATCCATATCCCTTTGTATGAATTTTGTACAATCAACTAAAGTTTTCTTTTTTATCTTTCTTGAACCAGCAGTTCCATAGTTTATGACAAGATTTAATCTTGCATCATAATTTATACTACCTTCAACTGCCAATCTTCTTGTTAAATTATAAGCCGCATTAACTTTTCCTACTCCTGTAATTAATAGATTATGCGGCTTCCAATCATCTAATTTACCCTGCGTTTCTACCTCGAGGGCTGAAACAATCAAAACATTACTTCTCATCAAATAACTCCATTTGTTTAGGGTTCGGTTTATTCCAATACTTAAACCATTTACCATCTTCATCAATCCAATCATCCCAATTATATTCTGCCATCTGTATTTGTATCGCCTTTAACATATCAGGTGTCAAGTGGTCTGCCGAATGTAATATAAGTGGTAACTTACTATGTCTTATTGTTTTCATTCTGCCATCATCTATTCTTATCTTGTATTGAAATTACACGAACCATCTCATCCCAAACTTCATCTCGTTTATCTCTACGTTCTTGTACTTTAGGTCCCCACTTAGTCATAAACTCTTTTATAGTCTGTTCTAAGTCTGTTATTCTTTTATCTAACTTGTCAAGTTTCTCTACAGCTTCTCTTGTCATAGTATTACCTTTTTTGTGTTTAGGGTCGTAGGGACACATTAAACATCCGTGTCCACAACAATACCCTCTCTCTAATAAAAATTCTCGGGATAACATTAATCATATTTGATTACTGATTTTACGTTTAAATCAAACCCTTCTACTCTTGGCACGTATTTTAAATCAATTAATACTAAATTGCCAATTACTTCATAACCTGCCTTCTTGGCTAATTTATTAACTGCCATCATAGTTCCTCCTGTAGCCAATACATCATCTACAATAACAATTTGGTCTTTCATTGAAGTGGTCTGTAATTCTAATGTCGCAGTACCATATTCTAAATCATATGTTTCTGTTACTTTTTCTCCTGGAGTCTTGCCTTCTTTTTTTGCACATATCACTCCACCACCAAAGTATGTAGCAAGTCCTGATGAAAACAAATATCCACGTGAATCAATACCACACCAAAGGTCAGGTAATAAATCGTCAAAATTTCCTCCCATATCCACAAGTGCAGACCTGAAAGTTTGTTCATCTGCTAATAAAGGTGATATATCTTTGAAGTTTACACCTTCAATTGGAAAATTAGGATACTCTCTTATAAATCGTTTATACATTTAACATCTCCTTAATAAATTTTGTGTTCTCTAATCCTGGTCCTACCGTGAGTCTTAACCAATTATCTCTACCATCATATGGTATCTTACATCCTGCCTTATATGAAATATCATACTTGTCCAATATATCAGTATAAAAATCGTTGTCTAACCAATCGTGAAGATGTATCCAATTACAATCCCCACCTATAACATTTGCCTCTGTTGGTTCAAACATCTCAATCAACTTAGCCTTTGATTCATTCGTAGCCTTTACATAGTTCTCAACTACATCATAGTTATCCAATATATGGATACCAAATTTAGCAGCAGGTCCTGTTATCTCGTGCATTATTCTGAATTTCATCAATTTTTCAATCATAAATTTATTTGATATGACATAACCTATCCTCACACCTGCCGCGCCTTTCGCCTTACTGAAAGTCCTACTCGTCATAACATTATCATATAATAGACCTGTCTTTATACAGGTATCTTCTTGTCTCTCTACAAACTCTGCGTATGCCTCATCAATCAAAACAGGTATACCCATATCTTGAGTCTTCTCAAATATTTCTTTCATCTCATAACTTGGTTTGAAATCACCTATAGGATTATTCGGATTTGCTATGATGACCAAAGATGTCTTTTCATTGATTCTATCCAACATTATATCAATAGGCCAATATAGTCCTTCTGTTTGTGGCCAATCCGGACCATGCTCATATGGCACTTGTCTGAACCTCGCCTGATATAATTGTGAGTAAACTTCATACATTGGAAAACAGGGAAATGTAGATAAGACTTCTGAACCTGGAGTGACAAATACATCAAACATTGTCCTTATACCTATATCGCTACCTGGAGTAATAAATACATTTTCGTTCTTTACTCCATAATGTTCACTAAGTCTCGTCTTTAACTGATTGACATACGGATAGGTAATGAAATCAGTTTGTTTGATTGAATCAATCCAATCATCCCAAAACTTTTTTGGAAACTCTGTTATTCTTTCACTTTGGTCAAGTCTCCATTCATACTGAGACTTGTCTTTATCAACCTCGTACCTGACTATATCGTCAAGATACTTTTTGTATTTTATCACTAATTGTTCACTCCTAAATGTGATAGTATTGGTGTAAGTTCCTTGTAAGAACAATTCAAACAATGTTCTGTTGGGTTCTTTGTTTTACAACCATTCTTGATAGCCTGATAACCAGGACTTCTATGTATTTCATCAATGTGTTCTTCAAATAAATTACCTAATGGTGTAGCGCCTGTGTTCATACAACATACTTTTACGTTTCCTTCCACGGTGACGTAAAGACCCTTGTCTACCCAAAAACAATCATCAAAGTCCCATACAGCCTTACCCATAATTTTGTCCTGATAATTATCCATTAAATATTTCAATTGTTCTTCTGAATATCCTGAAGTGGCTATGTCGTCCTTCATTGAAGTGTTTTCATCCCATATCTGTGCTATGTTCAATCTGATACCATCAAGTTTGTATTCATCAACAAAAGCCTCTACTTTAGGTATGTCATCAACGTTGTAGGCATTGACTACATAATTTATAGGCACTTCACAACCATGCCTTTCAATTGTCCTAAAATCTTCTAAGAATTTCATCAACACACTCCATCTTGCCGGAGCTCTATCTCTTTCATAATGTTCACCCCAACCATCAATACTCAAATACAACATATCAATGTATTTCAAGGACTCTTGAAATTTCTTTCTAAATTTAGAGCCTTCGGTTATCTTGTATTGACAATTTGTAGCCACAATGATTTTTGCCTCGGGAAATGTTTCTTTGAACATTCTACAAACTTCATCAAACTGAGGATGTAACATAGGCTCACCCATACCCATTAGTTTAGTTTCGGTGATAGGATGATGGCTTATACCATCTAATAATTTTTGCCAATTATCAAGACTCATATGTTTCAATGGTCCTATCACATCCATTCTATTGCAGAATGAACAATCAAGATTACAATAATTGGTAGTTTCAAGGTAAGCGTAAGTAATGTGACCTGTTTTATTCATAAGTGTATCCAAACATTTTTATATCATTGTGAAAAGCATCTGATATGATATCAACACTTTCACTATTATACATATCGTGATAAGTTTTTATATTAAAAAATTTTCCTTCGTGTGTTTTCACATCACTTCTCATCTGAGGTATCTCTTCTAACTGAACATCTATCCCAAGCCTCCTCATAACACAACTGAAACCTATTGATAAAAACTTAAAATCTATAACGTAGTCTACACCTATTTTACCATCGTCATCTTTGATGTAAGAATACACCTCATCTATATTTCGTGTGCCATCGTGTTCTCTTTCGTAGACACCACCTTTATGTGAATATCTTTCATCAACTCTTACTTTATACTCAGGAGTTTCTTTGTCAACAAATGCCATCTTTACCCAATCATTGAACTCTGCATCTACATATGGTGCGGCTATAGGATTACAAACATTCTTCCTATAATAACTCACCATCCTATCCCAAGGATTTCTTGATATACTAAATTTGTAGTAATCGTCAAAGTCTCCTGTTTTCATTATCTCCTGTAAAGTCCAATGTTGTGAATGTGGGAAGTTTATTGATTCGTGGTCATACTCATAATCTGCAGGGTATTTGAAACCATAAAGGTCAAGTGCCTTGTTGACAGAATTACCTCCTGTCTTATTAGCGTGAACAAATATGAATTTATGTGTTTCTGATATCAAGAGGAGAATACCACTCCATAAAGCTGTAATAACTCAACGTTGTATTCCTCACAAGTTTCGCCTACTCTATTTTTTAGATTCAAAAATAATTCAACATCGTTTCTTACATCAGTATACAAATCTTCACTATCAAGCATAATGTGATTAATCTTTCCTGTATCAAATAATTTGTCCAAGTTCAAAACACCTTTTAGTGTTTCAATTTTAGGTACAAAACTTACATCATCAGGTAACATTTCACATATCAGATTTACCTCTGCAACTTCTTCTATGTTTGATGTAGCGAAGTATTTTATGTTTTTGTATTTATGAGTAAAAGTTATTGCATCAGTAAGTGATAAAGATGGAACAGGTGGTTTAGACCTACCTTTAGGGTAATCTAAAAACACATCATAATCTCTATCAACAAACTTCTTCAATTCTTTCATATCTTTAACGTGTGCCATATTGATTCTTATGACTACATCTTCGACCTTCTGAAATTCAGGTAAGGTCAATAAGTGATTTGATAATAATATCATACGTATCTCCATTGTGCTGTGTTATGTTCTTCTTCTCCTTCGGGAGCGTGTTTTGTGAAATAATATAATGCAACAGACCATCTTTGTATATCAGGTGGTGTATTCAATGGTCTTGGATGACCATGAAAAGATTTAGATGTCGTGTTAAATATAACACACCTGTTTTGCACAGGACTAACGTCTTGAATCTTTTCTGTTGTATCTTCATTCCACATTTCAAAATTACCTCCCCATTCTTCTTGCCAATCAGGAGTCAAATAAAGTAATAAATTTATTCTACGATACCAAGGCTCCACGGGATGTAACATATAATCGGTATGTACATTTAAATGTCCGCCTGTATGTATTCTATGTATGCCTCCTCCTGCAAAATATGGGTCGGCAAATAAGTTTGTTATGCCGGTCATCTCACCTAATTTTTCTAAAAATTTGTCTGAAGTCAAGTCATTAAATATTTGTCCAACGTGTGGACATATTGATTTCATATCATTCACACGTTTAATATACACTTCCGCTTCTTCATTACTATTTCGATAGGGATAAAATTTTTTTTTATTTTGTTCTCTTTCACTATTAGGGTCTATGGCATAAGCCCAATCGGGCCACACTTCTATCAGTTCTCTGTAAGCTCTATTGATTAAATCAATAGGGGCAAAGTTATCTACGACCATATGTGGAAAAGGTTGTTGTGAATAATATTCTTCTCTACTTACCATTTCGTATTTTTGTTGCTGATATTTGTTTTATTTCTTCAGGTGGTACTAATTCATTTATAGCATAACCAACATCCCTACCATAGTTAACCGACTCTATAGCTGGTATCGTTATCACTTCAACGTCACCTACGTTTACTTCATCAAAAAGTCTTAAAATGATTGACTTGCGAACTGATTCAGTTGGAAATGGATTGTTCTCAGGTTCTTCATCGTGAATATCCATAATGGCAATACAAACTTTTTTACCCTCATCCAACATTTGTCTAACACACCATTCGTGACCATCGTGAAAAGGTTGAAATCTTCCGATGTATAATGAATATCTCATACTATTCTCCTCGTCTTAAATCCTGCTACTTCAGGGTTAACATCAGGTGTGCCTTTGAATCTTGTCAATACTTCCTGATTTTGTCTTACGTATTTTTCTTTAAATCTTTCATAATTGTTAATATCAAAATCACCTTCACGTAGGTGTGGGTCTTTATACAAGGCCCTGATAGCCTCTGTTTCTATCTCTCCGAAAAAGTGCCAATCAACTTTGTTCCATATGTCGTGTCTTTGTAATTGTAAACATATTTCGTGATGTGGTGTAGTGATTGAATTTGTATCTAATTCGTTATACGTCTCTGCGTATATGTCAATGTTTTCACTTTTTGAAAATATAAATGAATCAAAAACTCTATCGTTAGGATGTAAATTAAATTCTCTTCTCTTTTCCCAAGTGGATAAATCTACCTCTTCTGTAGTATCAACTATTCCTATGTTATCTCCTTGTCTAACTCCATCAATCCAACCAACAGGTCTTCTGTATCTGAACCATATTCTGTCCATATCAAATTTACTAAAATCTAAGGGTACCATAAAGACGTGGTCGTATCTGAAAAACATAACAGCATCGTATTTGAATCCATGCCTCTCTTCATATTCTTGTCTTAACCTATTACACATAGCTGTAGAATACCATCTTGAAATTATAGCATTATCACGTATTGTTTCCATACCAAAATCAATCTGTTTTTCATAGATAGAGCCTTTAGGTTCGTACAACTTTTCAAGACCTTCACGATGTTCTATTGACCAAGAGTGCATAAAGACATCAACATCATTGATATCAAAAATGTTTTTCTTATTCCAATAATGAGCCAAACGATAGTCTATATCTCTACCAAGGCCCATACCATGTTCACAGGCCCCAACGATTCCTACTAAACAATAAGCTACTCTCATTTTTTATCCTTTTTATTAAGATTTCTCGGATTGCCATTTGAGAATAAACTAAGTATTGTAGGAGGTAGAAACTTATCAGCATAATTTCTAACAATTATAAATTCGTAAAATAATATAGCAGGTACCATTATTATAACTGCTATGATTATTGCCAATACTTCATTACTCATTTCATAAAGTCCTTTAAGTTATTACTATTACGTGGTATGTTTACAGATGAACAAGTAGGGTATTTGTTACTCTTTGAAAAGTCGTTGATGACAATTCTTTCAGCGTGAGGTAAGTCAAATATAATATCGTGATACTTGATACCTTCTCTATCCAATTGACTTATCGTAACCTCTTTGAATGATGATTTTCTTGAAGTCGTAATTATTATTCTACACTTACCTGAATCATAAAGGTCATTCATATAATCAACGTTTTTTTGTATAGCCTCGGTTGTTCCCCATATAGGCTCAAAGTATTCAGCTGAATTGTGTACAAGAACACCATCTAAATCGGTAAAGATTGTTTTGTATTCAGATTTATATTTGTTCCAATCCTCTAAGGTTCCCCAATCGGAATACCTATCTACTTTTTGTGCCTTGAAAGTAACACCATCTAATAATTGTTGATAGATTATATGGCTGATATATAACTCACTTGATACCTTATCTACAATTTTATCATAAGTGATTAAGAATTTTTCAGCATCTGCGAACGAGTAACCACCAACACAAAACAAATCATTGATGACACTCTTTTCAACTATATCTGTAATGTTACCCATCGTATCAGTTATTACATAACTTTTATTCCTGGCTATGACCTCTTCCATATCGTGTAAGGAATACACAAGAACCGAATCAGGTTCAACTATATCACAACTTAAATAATCGTCACAATCTTTTATTATGATGTGGCCATCTATATTAGCGTTTTCTATACTCTTGACCACGGTTTCACTTTGACTCTTTGTACGTGTATCTAATAAAATAATATCAAAGGGTATCTGTATTTCCTGTAATGATGTTTTTATAGCCTTGTTCAAGTTCCACGTATCAACATCACCTTCATAAGCAGTTAGGACAATTTTTTCTACGTTTGACAAATCCATACCACTGATACCTTTTGTGACCATCATTGAACCATCAGGATGATTCAAGGCCCATTTAGGTCTCATATTAGGATATCGTGAACTTGCTCCAGCGCAAGGTAATATTAATGTTGACATAATAATCTTATCTCCTTCATCAGATAATCAACTACCGATTTGTTTTTTGCATAAGGTATGATTCGTAATAAATTTAACAACTGAAACTCTTTGTAATATTCTTGAAAATTTGTATGTAATTCTTCCTTCAACATATTGTCAATGTATGTGAGTGCAAGTTCAATCTTGGTCTTGTTCTGTACATTACTAAAGTTCAATGACCATTTATGTTTTGTGTCCTGCCGTAATTTAACGTAATCTTGTATAGGATTTTCTAAGTATGTATCTAAGAAGTCTATCAAAACCATTTCCGATTTGTCAAATAAAATATTTGAAAAGGTCATATCACCATGACATTGACCTGTTATCAAATATAAATATTCGGGTAAATCATAAAAATGAAAATTAAGTTCTGAGACGAGTATGCCCCATCTTCTAAATATTTGATTTGATACCTTCTGATATTTGTTTTGTATTATCTTACTTGATACTCTTTTCCTATTTTTCTTACACTGCGTCCGTATGTAATATACTAAACTTTCACCTATAAAGTCAAGTTCTTTTTTACCTGAAAATTGTAAAAAATCATCAAAGTTTTTATAAGGTTCATAGTCCATAGTAATGTAACCATGACCTACATTTTTGACTTTAGCCGCCCTAAAATTACCTATAGGTTTGAACTCCATTTGTTTTGCAGCTTGTCTGAACAATCTATCATTGTAATGTTTAGGGCAGGTCTTATGTACTCTACCTTTAGAATTTAATTCTATTTTACAACCTGAATGTCCTTTAAACAGGTTCGGCATATGTGTCAGGGTCCTCCGGTATGTGTTTCTCACTTACCCAAAATATAGCTCTCATCTTTGTCTTACCCACGTTCTCTATATTATGAGTATAAAATATTGGCATATCAATAAATTGTATTTCATCACCTGATACTTCGTATTCGATGATATCATCCGAGTCTATCTTTCTCAATCGTATTACAGCCTCACCATCAAGAACACAAAATCGTTCAAACTTTCGTGTATGAAAATGTTGACCACGTATGTATCCTGGATTAGTAAATGATGTAAACACTAATCCTTCACTCATATCAACATTAACAAGTTCAGCCAAATCACCTCTATCATCTGAGTGAGTTATAGTAGGAAACAATCTGTCTTCGTGATTCATATATGACCTAAAAGTATTGAATAAATGTTTCTTAAAGTTTGTATCTAAATTAGGTATCTTACCTCCAAAGCCATATTGTGCTTTATAGCCTTTCAACATTTCTAATACTTCTGTTACTTTTATAAACTCGTGTGGTAAAGGACTAATCGTGTCTGTCTCTATTTGTTCTATGAACATTTTAACCACATCTGTAACAAAGGTCAACTGAACAATATTGTCTACCATTACTTCAGGTTCTTCATCATTACATAACTTATGACAGAAAGTAGCCACAAATGAATTGTAATTAGGTTTACAGAATGGACCGAACACATTTGGTATTCTTATTGACCTGTGTAATGGATTAGCCCCTCTCAGCATCTCTTCACATTCTCTTTTTGAGGCTCCATAAAGATTGTCCTCTTCAGCCTGAAGTGATGATGCAAATAATATTTTTGTATCTTCTGCAATACTTTCAAGTAAATAAGCTGTTAGCCTTATGTTTGTTTCATAGATTTCATTTTCATCGCCTCTGTTCATACCTGCTAAATGAATGACCCAATCACATTCTTTTATTCTAACATCCATGCCAAAGTCTTTGTCAAGTTTTATCACATCGTGGTCTGTGGCATACTTCAAATATGTATAAGTGTGATAGCCTATAAAACCATCACCACCTGTTATACCGATAATCATAATAGAACTCCATTGTCAATTAAAAATTGTAAACACTCTGATTGTGGCATCAGAGAATCTTTTGAATTATATGACCATCCATCAAATGGTCTTACTTGTTCGTGACCTATGAGATAACCATAGCTACATTCTTTTGTACGTGTCCACTCTTCAGCTGATATCATCTCCTCGTGAAGTTTCTCACCCTCCCTAATACCTATTTCTTTTAAATCTATTATCATCTCAGGTCTCATCTCATCAATTATAGTTTGTGCTAAATCTGTAATCTTGAGTGACTTGACTTTAGGTATGGCAATCTTACCATGTGCGCTATCGTCATTAAAGGCATTATCAATCAACTCAACTGCCGTGTCCAAAGACAATAAAAATCTTGTCATTTTAAAATCAGTAATAGGTAGATGAGTTACCTCATCACTAAGTAATAAATTTTTGAAAAATGGAATAACTGAACCTGTTGACTCCAACACATTTCCATATCTAACCATCTTGACTCTTAAAGACATATCATTATGTACGTTAGCCATATTCATATAAAGTTGTTCACTAATTGATTTACACATCCCATATACATTGATAGGTTTACAGGCTTTATCTGTTGAAACAAATATCAGATTGTCACATAGTGCATATTCTTCCATAGCCTCAATCACATTTTGATGACCTAATATATTTGTCTTTACGCTTTCAAAAGGATTCTCCTCACAAAAGTGAACGTGTTTTAGAGCGGCCGCGTTGATTACTACCGTAGGACTATACCTTATCAAGGCAGTTCTTATTGCAGCTTTATCTCTTATGTCACCCACAACATATTTCACATTAGGATATTCACTCCTCATATGGAAGTGTTTATGTTCGTCTCTTGATAAAACTATAATTTCATTGTCATCATAATATTTCTTGACCAAAGATTTACCTAAGGCTCCTGTGCCTCCTAATATTAAGATTGATTCTTGATACATATCTTACTCCTTGTATTTATACCTTCACCATCTTGTAGACTCCAAGTCCACCCGTGACCTAAACAGGTTAGCTCTTTACCATCTTCACTAACTTTTCCGTGATGTTTTAAATCATAATATTGATGTGGACAATATCTTTGAACTTCACAACCATTTAGATTAAAGGTCTCATCTAATATTGAGGTATCTTCTACTGAATCTTTAATTCTGTTTAATTTATCAATTTGAAGATTTCTAAAAAATCCTACTATCATTGGATTATACTTATCAGGACTTCTTTCAAAAGTACATCTCATACTCAGGAAAGCCTCTTCCCAATCTGTAATATTATCTTCTTGTATTTCTATAAATACACGTGAAGGCATCGTAATTACATAAAACATTTTTGTTGTGTTTAAACGTTCTTCTACAATTACTCCATTCTTAAAATCAAATCTAAAAGAATCATAACCTTGAACTTGTAAATATAGTTTTTCAACTATGTGTTTTTTCAACCAAGTAGATTCTTTCATTATATTATTCATTTTTGATAAAAACATAATTTTCGCCATCTCGTACAAATCTCTATCACCTAAGATATTGTAAGTATTTAGTTTTTTGTTTTCATAAACAAATCTTTCTTTATCAGGGCCTTCAGGTCTATCTTCAATTGTATCAAACGTAAATGTATCTCCTGGTAAAACTCTAAAAATAGAATCATCTTCATCAAATTCTTTGACTTGCCAATGGTCGTGAAATACACTTGCGTTGTCTCCATAATGATTCAAGTGAGTCATATGCTCATCTAATATAATAGGAGGTCCTGCAGTAACAATTGATTTCTTAACATCCAACTCTTCTTTTATTTTCATAAATCTTTCAATTGTTCTGTCCCTATGTAAGTCACATTTTTCCTTCTTTACCGACATATCATAATCATATGAGTTTGGATGATAACTTGCTCCTGAGGCTTGACACGCCATCATATCAATACCACATTGAAAACTTGGTAAGTAAGTATCTATCCATTCTTTATGTTCGGGTAAAATCTTTGAATCATTTATATTTAAAAAACTCTGATGATTATCAATAACCAATAATGCTGAATCTTCTCTTTCTCTATCAATCGTTTCACAAACAAAAGTTCTAAAAAAAGTTTCTCCCTGTTTTACACCATGATAACCTTGTTCTATAAACTTTTCAGCTCCTATGTCAATAAATCTTTGATGTAAATCAGCATATTTATAATCAGGTAATATTACTTTTAAATCAGGTCTTTCAGTAAACAACTTTTCTAAATATACCTCATCAAAGTGGTCTCTGTGAACGTGTGAAACAAAGAGGTGTGTTACTTCGTCTTCAATCATTTTCCAATCTACTGATTCTTCATTAGGAGGATAGACATACCACGATTTAAAAAAAGCAGGATTACTATGTAACCAAGGGTCACATAAAATTTTACAATCTCTCGTTTCTATAAAAAGTCCTGCGTGTCCTGTATAAGTTATTTTCATACGTATGTACACCCTGCTACATAGTTACCACTTTTATATGGCCTCTCTCTACGTTTACCATCAAGTTCTTTACCATGTATAGGACCAAAGTGAGTGTTACCCAAAATGTATGTATCTGAATACCTCGCAGTCCACAAGTTCATACCTGATTCGTTGCCAAGATTTACAAGTGCCTTAGTCTTTAACATTTGTTGTTGTCGTATTGTTAGACCCATATCTTTTATCAATACAGGGTCTTTAATAAAATTAAAAGATGTTTGTTCTATTGGGTTTTCACTATAGACTAACCATCTATCTACCTTGTCTTGATATTTTTCCCATATTGATATCAAACTATCCGCCTGAGCCGTCTTGTCAAAAGTTGAAGTCATACAAATGTAACCATACCTATCGAAGTCCTGTTTCTCAAACCAATATCTCTCTCCATCAGTAGGATAAAATTCAGGGTCTACATCATCTGTGTTCACACACCAAAAGTCCATCATTTGTTTTAGTAGAGGAACTCTATCTTCATCAGGGTCAAATATTTTATAATGGTCGTGAAATATTTCTTTCTGATACGAATCAACAAAATCATCTACGTGTGGATTGTTTTTAAATATCATTTCAGGAACCATTGAAGCGTCAAAAGTACCATACCCCCAATTTTGTAACATATTACCATATATCTTTTTCATTAATTTTTGTGAAGGGACATATACTTTACAATCAGGATATTTTTCTTTCAAAAGTCTCGGCATCGCTGATAATAATATCCAATCACCTATACCATGACACGTTCTCATAACCATAAATTCTTTATCTTCTACATACTCATCAGGTATGTACATAGGAGACTTTTTAGAAAAGCCTAATTCTTCAGCCTGTAAAGAATATAAAGTGTCGTTGTGAATTCTAAAAAAGACTTTCAAAGATTCTACCCATATGTTTTATGAAGGCTTGTTCACTATAATATAAATCGTATCTTTGTGTCATAGTCTTAACACACAAGTCATAGAATTTGTCATCTTTTAACTTTTCAGCTACTTCTTTAGCCGATTCTATATCACCTGGTTCTACCGTTGTCAAGGGATGTAATAGTCTTTGTGTGTTTACATTTGAGTATCCAATACAAGGTGTACCGTGAAAGGCGTGATTAAGATTAAATGTTCCTGCACTCGGTGTGCCAAGTTGAACACCAGCATTGAATTGTGATAAGTAACTCATCCATTCTTTCCACAATAACCATGGAGTATGAGTGATTGGCATTTGTTTCTCAAGTTCAGGCATTCTACCTGTTGAAGGAGCGTGTATATTATCAGTAAGTTGAGAGGCTACAATGTAACTATCAAACCCACCATAGGCCCAAACAAAATTACCTCCTAAGATTACTGCATCACCCCATTCACTTTTACCGACAAGGTCATCTGTAATCATTAGTGATGGCATCACGTCAGCTCTTTTACCTGAAAGACCTTGATAGTAAATGACATCACAATCATTATGACATAAGATGACATCCATTTCTACTATAAAATTATAGTACCACACTTGCCAATCAACAGGGTCATCTTGCCAATAATTGTAATAAGACTCTTGCATCATCAGAACTTTTTTACATACTCTTTTATAGTGTTGTAACAACTCTTCGCCTCTGTCAACAAGAGCTTGTTTAGACTTTGGCATAATCATTATACCAATATCATACGTGTTATCAGGCAACTGCCACAACTTAGGTATAGGATGATGAGTAGCCTCTAAGGCAATCTGCCAAGCAATATCAGTTCTTGCATTAGGATGATTTCTTGGTACTTTACCCTCGTGTCCTGCCTCAGTAAAAAATCCTATTTTCACGAAAAACTCTCCACGATTCTATATGATTCTACAACATCAACGCCACGTTTACTCGCCTGATAATTAGAATGAAAATTGTCTATCGCCTTATTTTTAAAATATGGAGCGTGTTGTTGTGATGTAAATAATTTTAACATTTTCTTTTTATCTTTTAATGTTTTACTATTAAGAGATACAAAATGATTAGGTATCCAAGTATTCAATGCACTCGGTGTTCTGTATTCTATCAAGTTCATAGGCTTTCGTCTACAAAGAGCTGGACCTATATTGTTTACCATTCTATGTTCAAAGTGACTATCAAGTTGAGGTGTTGTAAATATTGTACTCATCATTTTATACATTCTACTTTCAACAAAATCTACCATAGCGTCTTCGGATTGGTCTCTAACAAATCCATCTTTGACCTCACCAACAACATTAGGTAAAAGTTCCCATACACTTTCGTTCTCACCACGTCTGTCACTTTCTGTTGTTGACTTATCAAAGTCACCTCCACCACTCAATACTATGATTCTAAAATGTGTATCAGTAAACTTTAAAAAAGTACCTAACATCCCATATTCAATATCATCGGGATGAGCTCCTATAACTATAGCGTGTGTACTATTAAGAAATTTCATACTTTTCTTGTTTATATGGTAACTCTATAGATTGGAATGGTTTGTCTGTATAAATTTTTATCCCGTGTCTTCTCAAAAAATCTCGTAAATCTTCTGTTAAAGGCGATGTTTCATCAGAACAAGTTTTGTCTATGACATTTAACCAAGTGAAGTTTTCACCTTCAATCAAGGTTATCACTCCATTGTTATACGACATAGTAAACCTATCCCTACCCTTAAATTTAATATGATTTTGCCAAGAAGTCAAGATATTTTTCATCTTTTCTGTAACATCAACATCGTGTGGATACATATTTTCTCTGATGACTTTACAAGGTTGACCTGCAGCAAGTGAGCCTTCAGGTATACTTTTATTGATGAGTGAATTAATTCCTATTACACAATTATCACCTATCTCTACGTTAGGTAGTACGATACACCTTGCAGGCAACCATACATTTTTACCTATCGTCACAGGACCAAAGTCGTCAGGAAAACCTTCTAAAACATTTAACCAGGCTCCGTGAGTCCATATCATTACTTCAGAACCTATACCACAATTGTCTCCTATTTTTACAGGACTATTAGGATTGATTACCACGTGGTCAAAAATACCAACGTTGTCTCCAATGTCAACCGTTGAAAACTCACTACGATTTCCTCCACGTCCTATTTCAACGTCATTCATACAATATAAATTTTCACCTATTGTCAATCGTCTACATTCTGCCTTGAAGTTTTTATCTATACGTGACATTTTACCTATAGTCAAACTTTGACCATTGAATTTAAAGTTTTCACCAATGACTACATTAGGTCCTATGTTGACCGACTCAGCAAGTATTTCACAACCTTTACCAATCTTTGCTGTTGCGTGTATATTAAAGTTCTCCATATAACTCCTCATACGTTCTTTTTATCCAATAATGTGAATCTCTACCCATACCATTCTGTGGTATAGCATTGAAATGATACACATATCCATTTTTTAGAAAGTGTAATTCGTCTGTCCACCATTGTCTTTCGTCATAATATAATAAATTCTTACGTGCCAAATCTTGTAGATTAAAACAATTAGGTAATATGTGTAGACCTGGATGGTCACCATCATTCTCGTATTCTCTAAAAAAGTTTATACAAGTTTGGTCACACGAGTTCCATTTACCAAATACTTGTAATAATCTTTCTTGATTTTTAAAGTACCAATCTCGTAAACTTTTCAAATAGTTTTTATGTTTTCCTGTAAATATTTGAAATCCACCATTGACATATAAATGTGTTTTAAATGAAGGTTGATTAAAGAAAGCAGGACCATATTGAGAAATACTTTTATTTACCCACTCATAATCACCATCATTTGCTACAGCCATATAGTCATATTCACTATTTGCTGTAAAGAAATTAGGACACTCAGGGTGTACGATGGTATCAGAATCAACCACTAATACTTGTTCGTAATTTATTTCATTATGTTCAAGTATGTCTAAGACGTAATAACGTTGCCATACAATAGGCATCTGTTTAGGGTCTGTTACAGGCTCTTCTAATAAAAATACTTCACAATCATTCTTTTCTGCAAAGTGTTTCCAAGAGGCTATTGAATATTTATACGAGTCGCTACGACCATTACCCAAATCAATGCTGGGTATGAATATTATATTTTTACCTATTTTGTTTGCCATTTGTCCATAGTCAATTCATCAAAAGGATAACCTTGATATCCTTTACGTTCAAGAAATGTATTTATACCCTTCCAATCTGAAAGGTCTCTTTCTGTAACTTTATTTTTTCTGTCAAAGTAAAATCTTGGTTCAAGAAACTTATAACCATCAACTGAAAAGGTATAATTGTGAATTAAATCGTCATCATCTGTAACGCCATTGACCATAAACTTATCATAATTTTTAGGAAATATTTCAACAACATTATCTATTTTAGCGTGTCCATCTCCTATTGCCAAATCTTTTCTCAATCTTGATGTTATGATAATATCTAAATCATCATTTTGCCTTATACCCATTAGTGTTAATATGGCTGATTGAGTCAAACAATATTGTGATATAGGTAACCTTGCTAACTTTTCTAAATGCCTAAAGTTCCACATTGGGTTCTTCATTATTTTACTTTGCCTCATATAAAATGGTATGTAACTTTCACCTCTTATTAGTCTACCAATCATAGCGACTCCTCGGTGGTAACCATGTTTAATATATCTCTCATCAAAGTCTACAGGATTTTCTTTTAAGGCAATGGCTATTTGTCTATCTGTCATTTTAGATAAGGACTCATAGTATTCTTTAGTCATATTTTCCCAACCTCTTTCGTGATGGTCAGCTACATTATGTCTAAAGCCTGCCATCATAGCATTATAATATTGCCAATTCTTAGGTGTTAATGTTTTCTCAACTTTTTTAATATTTTCTTCTGAACTAAAAAACTTTATTACATCTTTTACTTTTAATAAAGTGTTATTTTGTTTTATTATTTCTTTACCCCCACCGCCTTGAGCTAACTCCATTTCTAAAAAGTAATCAAGGCTTATTGGTGCATATGTATTTTCTTCATTATGTTTTGGTGGCCATACGAACATTTTCTATAACCTCTTCGTAAAAATTATTTTGTGTTTTTTGTTTATCTATTGTTTTATGATGATATAAAGCAAACATTTCGTCCCAAGGTAAATTAGTACTCGTTTTAGCACCTACTACAAGTTCGTGTACAGGTCTTACCCATTGTATCGTTTCAATGTTTTTATAAATTCTTGCCTGTGGGTCAGGCCAATTTATCCAACCTCTCTCATCAACTCTCCATCTAAAATTCTTTGCATCATCTTCTGTCATACCATCAACCGTATTGACTCTCGGTACCCAAAACAACTCGACATTTTCATTGTTCATCAATATGGCTTTGATGTTAATCAATAAGTCTTCATTGGGTATTTCGTCTGCATCTAAGTTAAAAATATACGGCTTTTTACATATACTATTCAAGTAATTTTTTTGACTTGCAAAGTCCTTATTCAAAGCTCTCTGTTCAAAGGTATTTACTAATCCTGAATCAACGTGACCTTGTATCATTTCAACGTGTGAATCATAACTGAAGTCGTCAAGAATTACTATTTCATCGTCATCAGGGTCTTTAAAATTAGATAAAAATTTAAGTAACTTGTCAAGTTCCCAAGTCTCATTGTGACTTGTTATAGCGTAACTAATCACGATTTCATATCCTTTTCTAATCTATTCATAATTGATGCAGATACCTTCACAGGTTCCTGAAACACTTGATTAGCTCTAACTTTCGTATAATCAAAAGTTCTATAGATTCCATATCGTTGTATAATTTGCCTTGTCCTACTATAAACCTGTTGACTTCTACCTTCTATTATCAACTTCTCAACTCCCTCTTCAATCAAAACAGGTATACCTACTTTTCTAAAAAGTTCTATGAGAGCATTACCTCTTACTAAAGGAAAGTTCCTATCCTCTAATTGATAACCATGCATCAAATGTTTGGTAGTAGGATTCTTTGCCTTGTTTATTAACTTAGGTTCTAAGACTAAAAATAAACGTTTAGTGGATGTACCACCTTGTTTAGTTTTATATCTGAAAGAGATAATATCTCCTCTTTCTACTTTAGCCCATGCGTATGGTCGTCTCATTTATCTACTGCTATTCCCATTTCTTTGCAGGCTTCTAAGAAATCATATCTACCATATTCTGTAGCACCTTCTATGTCTAACCTGGATTTATAAAACTCTCCCTCTTTGTTAGGTACAGGAAAGTTTTCTCGTTCGCTTTCAGGTATATCTACCAACTTAGCATATTTCCATTTCCAATTATCCTCAGAGCCTTCAGGAAAAATCAGACCTTTAGGACCCATATTTATTACTGCAGGATACCATACAAGTTTTCTTTCATAGTCAACTATTTTTAATTCATTGATTAATCTCGAATGGCTACTCTCTCGTTGAAGTTGCGTATCAGCTCCTACCTGTAAATACGAGTCTGTAGTCCAACCACATTTAAAACACATATAAGATTCAAAGGGTTGATTGTTAACTTCGGTCTTTTCAACAAAACAGGAATCGTCTTGTTTTAAGACGCAAGGACACGTTGTTTTTTCTTCCATATTAGACCTTCTTTAATTTAGGTAATTTAATTTCAGGTTTCTTTTCTACTTTCTTCAACTTAGGTAAAGATACTTGAACTTGTTGTGTCACTCCTGAAAGAGTCTCATCAACAATCTCTCCTAATTTCTCTTCCATATTTTTCAATGTAAAATCTTGACTATACAATGATTGTTTATAACCCATCGTTTCCCATTTAGAATAGTTTTGAAACATATCAGCCATAACTTGAGATGCCACATTGTAATCTGATGTGAACCATTGGCTTTGTTCTGTGTAATACTCTTTAGGTAAAGCACTCTTATCAATGTTAGCCAAGTTTCCTGGTAATAAAAATGAAGACTCTCTATCAAGAAAGTCAACGTGACCTGACCAGGCTGTTGTCATAATAGGTTTTTGAGACCTTGTAAATTCAAGTAGAGGTCTACCGAATCCTTCACCTTTAGTCAAAGATACCATAGCCTTAACTTTAGGATAGTTATACAATTCATTCATCTCGTCATCGTGCAACTCTCCATGCAATAAATAAATAGGAGGTGTTTTACCTTGTACAGCCTGCCGTATTTCATTAATTTTTTGAAAGATTACATCTCTATCAATAACAGAAAACCCTGCCGAACTCGTTTTCATAATAAGTGCAGGAGGATTATCTATGTTTTTAAATGTCTCAAGAAATACTTTTACTAACATACCTGTATCTTTTCTATCGTGTCCTAAGTTACCCTGTAACCAATGTCCAACATATAAAAAACAGAAGTCTTCTTTTACTACAGATAATTTATCTGCCAACTCTTTCGTAAAGTCATCGGTTGGCTTAAAAATATCCTCATCATATCCTTCAAATAATACATCAACAGGAACGGTACATTTTACATCACCCATATTTTGACCTGTTTGTTTATCCTGTTTATTGTAAACCGTTTGTGTAAATACATCTCTTACAAAATTACTTGGTACAATAACTCTATCCATTCTATTACAAGAATCAAGCCAATCAGGATTAGGATTAGTCCATTCAACACCGGCGGTTACTCCAATGTTTTTTATACCAATTTTATTGAACTCTGTTGGTATGGTGATGTGCATATGTAAGTCAGGTTGTTTAGGTAGTTTTGTATCGCTCATCAATGTTGATATGATAACATCGTCTCTTTCGTTTCCTTCATTAAGTGCATTAGGCGGAGTGTTGCCCCATCGTACAGGCATCGTTTTTACATCGTAACCTAAATTTACTAATGAGTAAACGATATCACGTGAATGTGAACCATATCCTGAACGTGTTGCGACAGGAGCTGTTACTAATATTAATCTATCTTTTCTACTCATCTTATACCTCGTACACTTTGTATCTGTCTATTGGTTTCCATTCGTCAAACGCTTTATTCATATCTTTTATAAAACGTTTTCCCATATTGATTGCTGAAATACCTGTTTCATCTAAAAGACAATATTCACGACCTTCTAATCCTGCCTTATCACGTTCTTTTTTAGGTGTCTTATACCATTCCATTATGGCATCAGCTGCATCTTCCCACTTACATCTATCATCAAAAATGTATGGAGTTGGTGGTGAGCCTTGTAGATTTCTTGACGCTGGCCAAACAGGCTTTACCCAAGAACCACATTCTTTATATTTACCATCGTGATTAGAGCCCCACTCTTTTGTGTAATCATTTTCTGAAAGTATTTTACCATCATCATTTTTAAATCCACATTGGTCTTGTAATCCACCTGTGACATTTACTATTATTGGAACACCTGCCATCAAAGACTCTGCAGTACCAAGTCCGAAGCCTTCATTTGAAGCTATATTAATTGTTACATCGGACATATTGTACAACATATTCATTTGTTCTTCTTTGTAATTTTGACTATCAAAAACAATGTGACAATTCTCTGTATTCATTCTTGCCACAGCAGGTAAATCTGTTCCATTATCATCAATAGGTTGAGTGTGCATCACTAATACACATTTTTCACGTTCTTCAGGAGTTAATTTATTAACGAACATATTCCATGCCAATATAATATCTCCTGGATTCTTTCTTCTTATATTTCTATTATTATATAATAGTATAAATTCAAAAGGTCTGTTGTTGAGGACATCGCCTTTGAATTTCAAAAATGTCTCATCTGTTTTATCAAGTGGTCTAAAAACGTCTTCATTGATACCATGTGGGACGCAAGTAACTTGCCAATCTTTAGGAGGAAACTTTGTCCAAACATTTCTAACTATGTTATGAGTCTGTTTTGAAATATTCATAATCAAATCACAACTCTCATAGAAAGGTTCATTCCAATGTGGATAAGGTAAGTTATCCCATATGTTGTAATAAAATACAGGTATCTGCATCCTTACTTCGTGTCCCATTTCAAAAAACCATTTCCAAAATCTCGGGTCTGTATAAATCATAACAGCATCAACTTTTTCGATACCCATTATGTCCCTTAACATATCTTCATTACCATAACCTGATGTGGGATATAACTTTAGATAAGCGTCTTTTACACCTGTCTCTTTTGCCATATCAGAAGATAAATCAAACATCTTACCTTGTTCGGGATGTTTTATAGCACCGGCTATCTGTACCCAATCATATTCTTTTATAGTCTGCCTCACTATTTCACGAGACATTGTACCTACTCCTGATGACATTCTTAAATCATCAGCAAGTAATAAAATCTTTTTCTTAGCCATTTAAAACCTCTTTACTACCACTATTTTTTAGTGGGAAATATTTTTTAAGAACTTCTAATTTGTCATCATATTCTGCCATTATCTCAAGTTCTTTTTCTATCGTATCCATAATGTCAGGATGTTCAGCGACGCCAACACCTTTTTCTAAAAGAGTCTCTACATTCACACGATGTTTTTCAACGTGTGCTTTAAAATGTAGTTTACTCGCTTCTATTAAATCTTTTCTCACTCCGAACTCCCTGTTACTAAAAAGTAGTTTTGCATTAATTCTAATCTGTCGTGATATTTTAACATCTCATCAAGTTCTTTTTCTGCTTTAGCTGTTACATCAAGTGAACTCGTAACCGAAGTATTAGAACTTAAAATGTTTTCTATATTAGTTTTATAATTATTAATCTGTTCCACGTAAGAACTACTCATCGCTGTTATTGTGGTATCTCTCATAATGCACTCCCACTAACTTTTAATAATTTATATTCCATTATTTGTTGCCTAAAAGAACGGTCATTGATGTATAAGTCCATTGACCTGTTCACAAGTTTTTGTAAAGTTATATCTGAACTGAATTTGAATTTATCATATATGGTAGGTAAGACCTTTACCGATGTCAACTTCATAACCTTCTCCTATGTATTTATATATAAATATAAATATATACCTAATCTATTATAATAAACTTTTTTTCCTTCTTTATACAATAATTTATTGCAGAACGTGTACCGTTTGTCAATTTGCCTTTACAGAAAGCCACTACAACATCCGAGTTATCAACTATTTTCATATTTCTTAAATGATAATTTCCTACGTTGTAAGGTTTGTTAAAAACAAATGATGGTTGAATACAATACATATTATGATTTTCGTGTACCGGAGGATACTCACCATAATCAACACTCATTTCTAAAGAAAAATTCTTTGCATACTTATCAGCTCCATACTTAGCACCACCTGATATAATTTGTAATTCTTTCCCATACTTATTTTTTGCCTGCCATATAAAATCTTTTATTTTATTTTTTGATTGATATTCTCTACTCCCAATAATGGCTATTTTCACTTTTTTGGTTTCTCCGATGTTACGAACTTTGCAGCTTTTCTAAATTGACTTATACCCAACACGATGTCTACATTATTTTCATCGTATTCAAAGGCATAAAAACTTTGTAGGTCATATTGTTTTTTTCTAATATCAAACCATACGTGGTCGTATTGAGTCATATCACTACGTTTAATAAATGTAGTACTTTTTAATTTAGCCTCGGCGTCTTTGATAAACTTTTTCAGTTCACTTGTTTTAAGGTCTTCATAATAAAAAACGTAATTAATGGGTACCTTTATCATAGGTTCTGATTCACTTAACATATCCATTACCATACTATATAATGGCTCTTGTATAAAGTCATCTATTTTTAGCCTGAGACTTATTTTAATTGTGTCGTATTTCATTATAGTGTTTTGCAGTTAGTGAAAGCCTTACATTTTGATGTACACTTTTCATATTCAATATTTCTCACGTTACCATTTTCGTCATAACAGGCATCCAAAAACTCTTCAAATCTTGCTCTCATTTTATTCATACTTGGCTTACCATTTGCCGGTACGTGTTTCTGTACCCTTGGTTGAGGGAAGTCAACATTTTCATACAACATCCTTTTGACGATAAAGAATTCAATGTCAATCATTTCAACCGGTACATCGTGTTTTTTAGAATAATATTCTTTGTATAATAATAATTGGTCATTCTTAACTTCATTGGCTTTTTGATATTTATTCCAACCTCTTGAGGCAGTTTTGATGTCTATGATTTTTATCTTACCACTAATCTCATCCTTCATTACAACATCCATGAATCCAAGAAAGTGTAAATCGCCACGAATAGGAATAGCCAATCTTTCTTCTATGCCGAGTAGTGACCAACTTCTTTTATTAAAATAATTACCTCTCTTCTTTTTGAACCAATCTAATATTGTTACACCCTGTTGAAAAAAAGTAACCATATCTTCTTGTTCTATCATATGGGTTTGTTCTTTTTCAACTACATCCTTGATATAGAATTCTTTCATTTTACGTCTAAGTAAATCATTCAAATCAATTTCATCAGCTTCTTTAACGGTGAAATTATACATACACCCTAAATAAGTTTGTAGAACTTCGTGCATAGCTGAACCAAATATTAAGTGTATAGAAGGGTCAGTAGGTTTTATTTTATCTACGTATTGTAACTTCCATTGATATGGACATTGTTTCCACAATGAATATTGGCTATAGCTTACTTGTTTCATTTCTTAAATTTATCTTGTATTTTATCTGCTAACCAATCAATGCCATCTACACTAAATAACATTAATAATATTCCAAAGATGTAATACCACTCCATTACTTACCCCACTTTCCACGACCAACTAATGTAGCCATTATTCCATAATTACTTACGTCAAGATAGGCATCTTCAAGAGGTTCGTCATCAACAGCATTTTCTCTACCACTCATCAATAAAGTTTTGACTCGTTGCAATTTATCATTCATACGAAACCAAAGTCCTGTAAGTGATAACTTCACTTCTTCAGGTGTAATTAGTTGAGTGCCAACTGATATATTACCTGGACCATAATCGTGCTGTTTTTTACAAAACAATTCGTATTGTTCCCTTTGTAACTTTTTGAACTCTGCAGTCATCTCGGGCCATTCCTTTTCCATCAAGGAGACTATATCACTTTGTTCTGATATATGTACCTTGCCGTTATACTTGGCTTTTGAACTTGATTCTTTTATCATATGTTATACTCCTATGATTTCATCTATGATTCCTACTTCAAGTGCCTCTTCGGCTGTGAAGTAACTATCAAATTTACTCAAACTATTCCAATAATCAAAGTCTTTTTTTGTACATTCTGCCATTAATTTATTGCCACGTTCTGTAAGTTCTTTGAAGTGTTCAGAGGCTCTTTGAAAGTCAGCTACTTTTTCTTGTATACCAATCTGTCCATCGTGAACCATTATACTTGAATGTTTATGTGCCTTACGAGTACCTGTACCAGCTGCAAGTATAACAGCTGCTGCACTCATACACGTTCCAACACATATTGTATTTACATTAACCTTGTTAGTCTCTTTTATATACCTCATCTTATCAACAATTCCAAACATAGCATACGTGTCTCCACCGAAAGAATTAATGTTAAGATTTATATCTTTTTCGGGATTGATTCTTAATAAGGTATCTAAGTGAACTACCATCGAATGTAAGGTCTCGTTTGCAACATCACCTGCTAAAAAGAGACTATTAGTTTCACTATTAATACCCCACTCAAGTTCCCTCATTATCATTTCTTGTTTTTTAGGATTCATAGTCATACACCTTTGATATCTCTTTATCTTGAACTCCATATCTATTCAGAATCTCTTTCAATTCTAATTTACCACCTGGTGAAATCATATACATTTCACACGCATCTTGCGCCTCTCTCAAAGAAACTTCAAAGTGTTTGGCTACAACTTCTAAAAATAATTTAGGCCAATCCATAGTTTTTTTCCTTTTAACGTATCTTAAATAAATGTTGTTTTTAGGGATAACTTCAGAGAAGAATAAAAAATGATGTTTATCAGATACTTTATATTTCTGAAAGTCATTAGCGATATCAATAAACTCGGGAGCCATACTGATATATCTGTTGACCATATATTGACTATATTTTTTAACTTCTCTCTCATCCAAACTATCCCAAAATTGTTTGTTTTGTATTACATTGAACTTTTGTATTCTTTTGATAAAATCAAAAAAACTCTTAACTGCCTGCATCAGGTGTCATCATCTTTGAAACGTGACCACAATTACCACAGGCAAATGCTTGTATTGGAATCAAGGCTTCTTGTCCTGTTGGACTAACTAATGCCGAAAGTCTTTTTATGAAATACGTTTCTATGAAAGTGTGATTACCACATTTTTCACAAGTAACTGATTCGGCATCCTTCAAATCTACTTTGACTTGAGCCTGTGGAGGCTGTTGTCCTGGTAGAGGTTTCATTGGTTTTGTACTCATTTTATCTCTCCTAATAATTCTACGAACATAGCCATGGCATTGATTTCTTTATCAATACTTGATAAATCTTTTTGTTGAAAGTCAGCAAGTATTAAAATAACCTTTGCTACAGAACTCTGTGAATCTGTATAATCATCCATTTTATCAAATAATAAAGTGAACAAATCTGCATAGTCACGTACATTGTTGTCAGCGATACACTTACGTATTTGTTTGAAGGCATCACCTTTATTGATTTTTCTATCTTTCAGTATTTCAAGTATTTTGATTTTATAATCTTGTAATGCTAATTCTTCTTTTTGAACTACAAGTTTACCATCTACTACTTGTCTTTGAGCATAGTTTACTATCTTTCTCAAATCAGGATAACAACTATCAACCACTAAAGCCATCGTTTCTAAATCATAATTATCTTTGCCAATCTCGTTATCTAATATCTGAGAAAGTCTTTGAGCCATATGACTTTTACTTGGAGGTACAATGTTATAAGATTGACACCTACTCTGTAGAGGGTCAATGACTCTTTCAATGTAATTACAAGTTAGAATAAACCTCGTGTGTTTAGAAGTTACTTCCATAATGTTTCTAAGTGCAGCTTGAGCATTAGGTGAAATGTAATCCATCTCATCTAATATTACAATTTTATTAGGTGAAAAAGATACTGCAGTAGCAAAACTTTTTACTTTTGTCCTAATATTATCAACGCTTGTTTCGTCACTTGCGTTTACATACAAATGGTCACACTCTAAATTTGAAACTATAAGTTTAGCTAATGTAGTCTTACCTGTACCAGCTCTTCCATATAATAACAAATGTGGAACGTCTGCCTCATCAAGATAACTTTGCACTTTACCTTTTAGATGGTCGTTGCCTACATACTCATCTAATTTAGAGGGCCGATATTTTTCAACCCATAGTGTGTTTTCTTTTTTTAACATTATTTATCTAAAGGTAATAGGAAGTATGTTGACATAAAATCAGAGCCTACACACTTAACTTCCATTATGCCATCATTACTAACTTTGATGTTTATGGACTCTGCATCTTTATTGGCTACTAACATATTTCTCAAGTGCTGAGAGGCAAATGATAATTCTTCTATACCATCATTTGTAATAGTAGTCATAGGTATTGAAACTTTATCAACGTTTCTATTCTTCTCATAATTCAGAACTATTTGAACTGAATCAGTAGTGATGAATGTGAAGTGAACCGAATCACTTAAGGCTCCACAACCATTGATAAATTTATTAGCCGCGGATGAATCCATTTTAAACTCACCTGTCCATTCAGGTTCTACTTTTAAAGGACCACTCACAGGTATGATGTCTTTATCGGCTAAATTAAAAGTTATTGTTGTGTCTTTATCTTTAGCGTTTACAGCAATAGGTGTGTCATCCATCTTCTGAACGTTTAATGTCACGTCACTTTCTAATACTGAAAATAACTTAGTAAGTTTATCAGTATCGTAAACAGGCAATTGACAATCTTCAACGTCAAACTCTTTCATAGCTACCATTGCCTTGAAAGAAGTTCCGTCACCATCAACTCTTGTTGTGAGTACGTTATTCTTCACATCCCATAAAGCATTTTCTACTAAACCTCCTAAGAAATACTTTTCAATGAAACGTGTTATCTTTGTTTTCTGCATTTATATAACCTCATATTGTTTTAAAAAATCAAGTATTTTGTATTCTGTTGCTACAGGTTCCCAACCTGTGAATCCTACTACACCATCTATAGTAAACATTGGCATTATACCCGTGTCGTATCCTTGGTCACTCAATAACTCGATGGCCTTTGAATAGGACTTAGCGTTTCCAGGTTGATTAATATCAACTATTTCGTGTTGTAATTTATAGCGATTCATAAAACTTATTGCGAAGACGCAGTATTGACAATCAATACTACTATCTATATATAGTTTCAATATCTTCATAATTCAATTTTTTTTCTCCACGTAACAATCCATCAATGTCTACATCATCGTGCGGATAAAATATACCATTGACGTGTATGTTTTTATCAGCCGTTATGAAGAAAGGATTTTTATTAGTTGACCTTATATTTCTACCAAGATGGCTCGTTTGTATGTGAAACGTATTTGAATCGTAACATCCATTTAGTAAAAAGTCAACTTTTAATTGTTGATTTATTAATGAATCGTACCAATGATGTGTAAGATGTTCTTTAACATATTTTTCATCTGTTTGATAAAGTTCAGCAGACTCTTTTATGAGTTTATAATTATTAAGAGCAGCTGATATTTTTTTAAAAACATCTGAATCAGATTTTACAACATAAAAACTATCCCCAACACGCCTGTGAGTAATCCAATGAATCTCATATTCTCGATGTGGTAATAAAATCTCAAATTCTTTGTTCAAATCTAAATGTAAATTTATAGGAGATTTGTATAATAAATCAGGTCTAAGAATGATGTAGTAATCAGAATCTTCACTATTTATAGAGCAATAATCTATAACATCATCGAACATTCCTTTTAAAGTAGTGTATGGATTTTTTTCTCTCCAATGTAATGGATATTCGATTACTTCGATAGCACTAAACTCTTTAGCAAAATCTTTGTTATTTTCTTCTTCCCATAAATGAGCAGATACTTTTATTTTATGTCCCTGTTCCAATAATGGTTCGTGAATCATAGACGTATAATTATTTTTAAATAAGGGCCAAGTGCCCCTTAGTGAACCTTTAAATACAATGTGTATATTCATTAGAAAAACTTCCCTGCGTTTCGTTTAGTGGCACGAGGCTCATCCCATTTCAAAGCATCGTAAAACATTTTTAATTTCTTCTGCAACATAGCAGTATACATTTTATTATAATCAATATTGTTTGCTATGAACTTCATAATTTCAGGAGGGTCTTCAAATCCTCTGTAAGCGATTGTTTTCAAACCTAATGGATTAGGATGTAAGTATACCCACTTGATTTTATCTGCCGACATAATGGGTAAATATTGTCTTGATATTTTATAGTGTCTCAACAGGTCATTGTATGAATGTGCAGCTTTTACGTGAACAGGAGCTCCTGTTTTAAAAGTAGAGAACGTGTCACCTGGTTGTCTTGGTTCTATATACTTTGCCAAGTTCTTGACACCTATAGGTATAGCCACTTTATCAATGCCCAATATTGGCATAGACTTTTTAAAGGTCAATATTCTATCATCAACTTTTTCTTTAGGTACATCTAAAAGAATATCATCAAGAACGTTCTTCAATAACTCTCCCATAGCCGGAGGAAAACTTGAACGTACCGTATCAATACCCTTAATTAACATCTTGTCCACATCAACGCCATTATCATTGATAATCTTTACACCATATCGTTTTTTAGTAATGAACAATCCTGCTTTACCAATCAACTCCTGTTTTATATCGAATCTGTGTTCATTGATGTTTAAGAATTTCTTAGCAAAGTAGTCATATGATTGATTTAAAAAAGTTTGTAATTCATTGGCTATTTCAAGGATTCTCTTTGTCATCATAGCTTCAGATTTAACATTAATGTCAGGATGCCTTTTCTTAACTAAGGGAACTGCCGAAGCAAAGATTGAATCAGTATCAATGTAAATCACATAATCTTTATCATCATCTAATTCTTTATTGTAAAAATGATTTGTAATCTTTTTACTAAACTTAATCAATGATTGACCTGTCATTGTTGTAGCCTCGGCATTATCAACATCATAAAATCTAAAGACAGGTAGTCCAAGAGCACCATAGAGTGAGTTTAACATAATCTTTTGTATTAATTGTCGCCTATCAAAATATCTATATTTATCATCGTCACCTTGTTGACCAAACTTCTTTGCCAACTTTCTATATTCAACTCTTTCTTCAAACCATTTCTTTAAAATAGAAGGTATCAAACCTTGTTTGTCAACTCTGTACAATATACCATTTGATGAAATACTTATTTCGTTGTCTTCCAAATATTTTCGTAGTTCTGAAGTAGTCATCTTCGCTATTACTTCGTCTTCTTGTATTATCTCGTGTGTATCTTCAATACCTCTTAAACTCTCTTTAGCATCCCAAGGAGTTACCTTACCCACCTTAGTCTCGGGCGATATGTTCAAACTCATAATAACAGAAGGATACATTGATGTAATATCTAAGTCAAAAACCCAATCGTGTTTTCCTGATTGAGGTTCTTGCACATAGGCTCCTGTAAATTGTTCATCGTTCTTAGGTATAGATTTATGTTTTTTATTAGGAGCTACTACACCTAACTTTCTCATATTAGCTAATATAGCCCCTTCAAGATATCTTGACGATGTAAATACATTTTCATAAGGAACATAACCAGCGTGACATACAGCTCTCGCAATATCAATAAAATCTAACTTGTCATTCATTCGTTTTACAAGTCTAACATCGTGTATATTATACAAAACAAATTTAGTTCTATCATTATCATATAAATCATTCAACGTGCCTTCATACTCAACTTTAGACTCTCCTAATTCAAATTCTGCCACGTCACCTAATCTGTATGATGAACGTTCTGAATATGTAAAGTTTTTGTATAGAAACAAATAATCTAAATGTGATACTCCTGCTATCTTGTGACGTTCTTTATATTCAGACCATCTAACAATACCTATGGGACTCAATGTAGATGCTACACCTGCACCTACTACCTTACAGGCTCTATTGTATAAATAAGGTATGTCGAATCCTTCACTATTCCAACCTGTAACTATTGTAGGTTGAATCTCTTGATACTTTTTAAAAAAGTCTTGTAGTAATTCAAATTCAGAATCATATCTATAGACTTCAACTCCTTTTCTTAGAAAGTCAGGATAGTTCAAATCTACTTTCTTATCTTTGTCTACAACTAAACAAATGTATTGGTCTAATAAACAATCATAATAGGCTATTGAAGTAATTGTATTTTCTGCCTTAGCCGGAGAAGGAAATCCTTCTGTAACTTCTACCTCTATGTCAAAATAAAATATTTTATGACCTTCACTAACCTCTTCAGAGTCTCCATATGTATCAATTAAAACTCTCGTCTCAACCGGTACATCAGATTCAAACAAGTTAGGGTCATCTTTGTCATACTGATACGTTTTCTTTAACTTGTCACCAAATAAAGAAACGTGTTGACCTTGACTATCTTTTAAATAAGCGTAAGGCTTGTATACTTTAGATTGATGACCACGTTTGTCATCCCATATGTGAACTTTTTTACTTTTTAAATCAAAGAATATATCTTGATACATTATACTCCTGTAGAACCTAAACCTGAGGTTCCTCTTTTTGTGTCACTTAATGTTTTAACTAATTCTATTCTTATAGGTCTGAGACCAGGCTCTATTACTTGAAACAATCGTGTACCTCTTTCAATTTTATATTCTTCATCTGAGTGATTGTCTATTGGAACCATTAAGTTACCTCTATAACCTGAATCAATGACACCTATACTATTACTTTGTCTAAGAGGTGTTTTATAAATAGATGACCGAGGAGTCAAAATAAAAGAAATGTTTGGTATCTCCATATCAACATCTTCGGGTAAATCAAGGTCAAGAATCATTTCAGTTTGAATATTAAAGTCTACCAATGTTCCTAAACTATGAGGTGGTAAAATGACATTTTCAGGAAAGTATAAATCAACTCCTGCATCTCCTTCTACATTTGCCTTCTTTGAATAAAAGGTCTTTAAATCGTTATCTAATAATTTTATCTTCAGTATGTTCATATTGTACTCTCACAATTTACATATAAATTTAACAAGGATATTTTTAAAAGTCAAGTAAAAAAGGGGGAGTTTCCTCCCCCTAAATTACTATTTAGAAATTGACCGATAGGCCAAGGTTGAAGCTTCTTGGAGTACCAAGAAAGACTTCAGCATTATGAGCTAAGTGCATCTTATCACCATACCCATTATACTTTGAGTTGTCAACAGCATCTTGGATGTAAACATCGTCAAGAGCATTGAATAAATGACCGTGTAAGGTCATATTAAGTCCTGCAATTTCAGGTAACTTATAAGAAGCGTGTAAGTCTAACTTACCATAAGATGGAGTTTTCCATACTTGCGCTCTATCAGCATCACCTTCAACTTCACGACTATCAGGACTCCAATCAGAATAATGATTGTCGTACCATCTGTAAAGACCTTGAACACTTAAACCTTTAACAGGCTTAATTGTAAG